GTTGTTGGGTGCCAAGTCATGCTCATTTCCTACCAATTGAGTCTGTCTAGTGGGCGCGGCTCGCCCGTGTGCTCTGATCGTTCCGCCAAACATTCGCGGCCTGCCTTCAGGCTCACCATGTGCGGAGCCACGCCGGACTGCGACATGCCGAGATATTCCGCCACTTCCTTCTGCGTGCACTGGAAGCGAAATACCTTGGTGATTGCGTGCCAGACGCGATATCGGGTGACGCTACTTTTCATCTTGCATCTCCTGTACGAAACGCTCGATGCCCTCCATGGCGGCGTTGCCCTCGATCTTTTTGTTGATGGTGTATACGCGAAAGGTGCCCTCATGCTCGCCCCGGCCCTGAACCGTCACCATGAACCCACCGCCCAAGGCCGCATCGGCCGTCGCATCACACAAAACTCTTTTCATGTTTTCCTCTTAAAGCAATCTCTGAGACATTAAACGCAAATCAGATACTGATGTCAAATGCCATATAGCGGTTTTTCATTTTCATTTCCGGTAAATTTGCGCTGGTCATCGAGATCTGCAAGGCGCTCTGCGGCGCGGGTCAGCATGCCCACCGAACGCATGTGGTTGAGCGACATCGACACGGTGTCGACGAGGTCATCGTGCTTGCCCTTCGGGAACACGCTGCACTGCCGGATCACCTGCTCGGCCCAGTCCTTGTCCGGGGCGTAGATCATGCCCTCGCTGAATAGGTGCTGGATCGAATACAGGCGCGCCGTCTTGTCGAGGCTCTTCGGATCGTACATCTGGACCGAGAAATCTTCGTGCCCAAATAGCCGCCGCATCTCCTGCGCCACGCTGTGCCCTGCCGCCTTGTTTTCGATCAGCAGCCGGTCGACGCGCAGGCGCTTGCATGTCGACGCGACTTTCTCGGCCAGATCATGCAGCTCGAGCTTTACCTGCCAGCCGTACATCAGCATCACCTTGGGCACCGCCCCGAGGCTTTCGGACTGGTAGCTGGTGCTGATGTCGATTGTGCGGCCGTACCGATCCACAGATCGCGTTGTGGCGCTGTCTGCGGATGCTGAGAACACGCCCCACACGGTCAGGGCGCTATAGTCGTTCTCTGCCTTGGTCGTGTAGGCCGTATCGAGGGATGCCACGATGAATTCGATTGGTGGGTATTCCGGCCGATCCCAGAGCTGCCACCATTGGTCCTTGATGATGCCGCCGCCACGAGGCTCGGGCTGCTGCTGGAACTGCCCAGCGCTCGCGTACGGGCCCATCACCTTTTCGTCTCGGGTGACCACGTCGAGCGGGAAGCGGTCGGGAAACAGCAGCTCGTCCTGATCCTCGCGCGGATCCTCATATCCAAGCTTGGTCGGCCGCGCCCTCAAAGGGTCATACTTCATCGGCAGCATGATGTGGTCATAGTTTAGGCCGCGCGACAGGATCGCGCCGGAGACGTCATCTTCATGCAGGCGCTGCATCACCACCACAATTGCCGAGCGGTCTGGGTTGTTTACCCGGGTTGGGACGGCCTCGAGGAACCATGTTAGCGTGCTGTTCCGCTGCGCGTCGCTGTTGGCGCTGTTGACGCTGTGCGGGTCATCGATGATAACCCTGTCGCCCCGCGCGCCGGTGATCGACCCTGCCGCCGTGGCCTGCCGAAAGCCTGTAGCTGTGTTTTCGAACTTGGTCTTCTGGTTCTGGTCGCCGGTCAACTGGACACGGTCGCCCCAGAGATCCTTGTACCAGTCTGACGTGATCAGGCGGCGCATGCGCAAACCATCACGGATCGCGAGGTCTTGGCTGTGGGCGGCGCACACATAGCGCATGTAGGGCATATTGCGCGGGCCCCACTCCCATGCAGGCCAGAACACCCCGATCAGCAGCGACTTCATGGTGCCCGGGGGCACGTTGACCAGCAGACGGTTATACAGGTCGCCGTTGTCCAGCACCACGTTGTCGGTGATCGCCTCGAGGTGCGCGCAGATGAAGTCGATGTGCCACCCGTGGACATATGGCTGGCCGGGCTCGATCACGGACCACGCGCACCGGACAAACTCAGCCAGCGAAAGTTCACACTTCCGCTTATTGACTGCGCGCATCAGCTTTTCGGGGTTATAGGCAACCGGAAGCTCAATCGTCCCCATTGGTCTGCATCGACTTCTGCAGGGCGTTACCGAGCACTTCCAGCTCTTCCAGCGATAGGTTTGACACATCCAGCTCGCGCTGCGTCTTGATCGCCGGCAGGTCGTCTGTGCCGCCGATAGCGACCTTTGGGCCATACTTCTTCGGCTTGCGCTGAGCGGCCGACCATTTGTAGGCGTCGATGGCCACGCGCGCCGCGTTTGCGTCAACCTTGCCGTCCAGAACTTTTTCCGCGATGTCGCCGATTTTGTCTGCGTCGTGATCGGCCTGATGGCCCCGGGCAAGCGCGTACTTCTCAGCGAATGTGGCGTGCTGCCCCAACCACTTCATGATCGTCGTGTATGTTGGCAGCTCCGGATCCTCGCGCAAGGTCGTCACCAAGCTGTTGCCTGATGCGATGCTTTCGCAGATCTGATCGCCGACTTCTTCGGTGTAAGTTGAAACTCCAGCCATGGTTCAGGGCCTTTCATGTTGATGGCCCCAAACATAGTTCATCTGCCGCCTGTTGTCACGCGGGTCGAGCAATCTTGGTCTGCGGGCATTGCAGCTTCTCCATATAAAGTTCGTGGTGTCTTGCCTTTGCCGCGATATAGACTGCGCTCGCCTCTTCCGGCGTATCAAACACTCCTAAGGCCATAAACTTCTTCTTGATCACGATGCTTGCCCGCCACCTATTTCTGCCGCTACGGGAAACACCAACAAAACCAGACGTGTTTTTCGTCGTAAGCTTCATATTTTGCTGCTGCTGGCGCTTCAAGATCGAACGAAGGTTCTCCAGTCGGTTGTCGTTCCTGACGCGGTTGATATGGTCGATTTCCTCTTCCGGCCATTCTCCGTGGACAAAAAACCATGCCAGTCTGTGGGCTAGGTAATTCTTCCCAAAAATCTTTATATTGATGTATCCATCAGGTCGCAAACACCCAGCCACATCACCGATCTTGGTTTTGTCGCTGGATGCGGCGATCCAATGGAACAGCCCCGTATCGGGGCTGTATATCAGATATTTTTTCAGTTTTTCGTGATCCATGCTATTCCTCTTGGACCATCATTTCGTTGCAATCACCGCAAACGATCCGTGTCCCCTTCTTGCACCATGCCTTAGTGTCGCAACATGGACAAGTGGTCTTCACCTTGGACAGGTCTTTCTTCTTTTCTGACGCCTCGCGCGGCGCGGTGAAGTATGGCAGGTCAAACGGCATCAGTTCCTGCATAGCCTTCACGAACGGCCCGCTCTCGTCGATGTAGTGCGTCATCTGGCGACCAGTCTGCGCACCGCCGGGCTCACCGGTGTTTGATGCGATCAGGCCCACGCGCTCCATCAGGCCGGCCCATTCCATGTTGTGGTGGCCGTTCTTCGACGGGGTACCGTATTCCTGCTGCTCGAGGTGGGTCATCTCGTGAACCAAGGTGGCGAGCACCGCCTCGATGTTGCGGTCCATGCTGTTGGGGTTCAGCGCGATCTCGTGGGTGGTGTCACCGTCACGGTGCTTGAACTGCTCCGCCCAGAAATACCCGTGCGCCTTGCCCTTGCGCGTCAGAGTGAACAGGACAGGTGGCAGGCGGTTCTCAAACAGCTGCTCGTTGAAGTGATCGAACGCGAGCTGCAGGCCGTTGTACGTCTCAGAGGTTGGGGTTTGGTAGTTGCTCATGATCATTGCCCTTTCACGGCTTCAAGAATTTTTACATCAACCCAGCCGCTATTTTCGCTGGAGACCTTGCGCTTGGCAGCCAGATCGGCCCGGCCGCACCACCCGAGATCCTGATAGGTGTCGTAATATCCGCGTGCCATGCTGTGGCGGATAGCCTCCAGCGTCGCCTCGATCTTCATGTGGACATATTCCTCGACGGCGTCGCAGCCGTTCAGATCCGCAAGCGCACGCTGCTGGAGCTCCACGACACGCTCTGCATGCATCTCGAAGGTCTGCCAGTTCTGGCGCACCAAGTGGTTCGAAACGCCGGCCAAGATCGCCTCATGATATTTGAAGTTCGAGCGGTGCATCTTGCGCGCCTCTGGCGACATCGCGGCGCGGGTTGCGCCAACAGACGAAGGCAGCC